AAGTTCCGCATGTGGAAAGGTCGGGACCGGCAAAATCCCGGTCGCGAAAAGACCTTTCGCAATCTGACTCATCGTTTCACTTGGCCTACTGAAAATGGCGATGAGTTGCTTCAAGTCGTGGAGTGGCTGTCACCTGATTCGACCGCGGAAACCCTCCAAGAGTGCGGTGTTTCCTACATTCGGGGCGCCGTCTACAACATCAAACTTCGCGGTCTCAAGGAAGAGGGCGGGATACTCATTGCTGAATCACGCGAGATCGTTCCGGTCTCTCATCAATCTGGCGTCCATCATGAGGACGTTGCAGAGCAACCCGGCCATGCCCGGTAAGAAGGGACCTCGAGCCGCGACGCCGCTCCGCGGCGGCGCGGCTCGAGTCCGTAACCTTGTAAAGATGGAAACAAAATCACAATGACCTCAAAACTCACCATGAATGTTACCAAGCGGAAGATCTCCTCTGGTGAAGCTACCGTCTGGCTTGACTGGATCGGCGATGGTGTTTGTCACTTGGATCGTGTGCGGCTTCCTTTTGGTAAGGCAGTCTCCATGCGTTACCGGTTTCGCGGTGGTCGGGCCGTTCTTCGTTGGACCCCTCGCACTGGTTACCGTGTGGCGATTGTTCGTGATTTGGCATCATGATTGGAGGGAATTCACAATGCTCAAATGCTCATTTTGCGGTGCGACTGAGGATGAGGACTTCATCGGTGAGGACAAGTACGGCAACATTTGTTGTCAAACTTGTGCTGATGCGGCTTCCGATGAGGATGCTGGCGATGAGTCCGGGGAATCGGACGACGAGTTGGAGGATGACTGAAAATGATTTCAGCCTTCTGGAAAATCGGTTGCATCTACTTTGCCTTTCGCATCTTGGTTTGGTGGGTGCGTAAGGTTTCAGTAAGTCTTCATCGAAAGGACTGACTCGTGATTGATTTTGTCAATATTTTCGCTCTTGGCCTCGTTGTGGGTTTTTTCGGGGCTGGTTTTCTTTGGCTCGTTGGGTTTGGGTACTCGACTGTCAAACGCGCGCTCGAGATGGCGCCTCAAGATTGACGTCATAAAGGAAAGGAGGTGATTCAGATGAAGCGGATCAAAGTTGCCCTTTGCGGGATCACGTTGCTCGGGTTGGCTCACGCTGCCCTCGCTGACGATGGGATTCTTTCGCAACTGGAGACTGCTGCGACCTCGGCGATCTCTTCGATGAGCACAACGCTCGGCGTTGTTCTTGTCGCGGGTTTTGCCATCGCTGTAGGTTTTGTTGGCTACCGGTTGGTCAAAAAGGGTCTGAACCGGGCGGCGTAGTTGTCGCCCATAATAAGTGGGTGGGGGTGGGACCGATAAGTTTCCCATCCCCACCTACTCAAAGAGGAATTGTGAACGATACTGATTGGACAAACTTGTTGAACGGCGTTCAAGCTTTGGTTTGGATCGCCTCGATGATTTTGGGGGTGCTCTTGTGGAAAAGTGGTTACGATGGTTCACGTTGGCGGTAGTATTTGCCGCTGATTTGTCGTATGGCGATGTTTCCTTGCCAACTGGTACTTGTGTTGATGGCACCACCTGCATAGACGTCCGGCTTTCTGTTACTGCTGGCTCAATCGCTCATGATGCGAATGCTGGTATCCAAGTTGATGGTAGTTCTTGGGCTTCAGTCAGCTTTGGGTACTGGTCGCCTGGCACTTATTACACGGCCTACCGTTCCTCTTCTTCAACTTCATGCGTTGTCCATGTCCGCGCCAGCAACGGGTCTGGCGGGTATTATGGTGAAACTTATATTACTTTGACTACTCTTCCGGGCAAACACCTGACTGCCGAGATCTACGGGAGCGTTACCGATGGTGGTGGTCTTGCATTGGTTGCTTCCTTTGGTGGCGCTGGTGGTACCTGGGCACCTTGTACACCTACGCCTCCTCCCCCTTCGGTCGGTGACTGGTCAAATACTGTTTACGGTGCCGGTCTAACTCTGACGAATGGTGGTCTGTTCGCCGTCACGAACGGTTTGATCTCCGGTTTTCAGTGGGACGGTTCAAACTGGGTCTTCAGGTCCGACTTCTCCTCATGGACCAACAACACTCTCCGTCGCGTTTTGATGGAGTACGAAAACGGTGACTGGGCCGTTTCGCAGGTAGTTACAGGTTATCATTTTGATGCGGATGGCATGTTACGGCTTGATTACGGACCCGCTCTTTTCAACACGAACGCACCCGGTGCTTCCATCGCTGCTAGGTATGGTCTCAATTATTCTTCTCTTTCTCCTGCTGAACAACAGATGTGGGACAACCTCGCCGGACCTCTCCAACCTGCTGTAACCGGTTCGGCCTGGGACAACTTTCAAGACTGGAATTCTGGCCGGTTTGTGCAGTTGACAACTAATGCCGATGGTTCTCTTAGTTTTACCGCGAACATTTACGGCACGAATGGGACTGCTTCTGGAATGATGCCCGGCGATACCGTTGATTCCTTGTTGTCTCAACTCGATTCCCTGATACGGGCCTTCAACACGAATTCACAAACCTTTGTTACGAATGCCGCCGCCTCTCTTGATGTCAACACCGGTAGTCTAACTTCGGCTCTCGACAGCCGGGTGAGCGCTGGGTTTTTTGGGCAGTCCCTTCAATGGCCGACCGTTGGTCGCGTCACGGAAATTGATTTTGGCACCGCTGAGATCTTTGGTCGGTCTCTGGTCCTCAAAGTCGACATCTCGATACTTGGTTCGTCGTTGACGGTTTGTCGTACAGTTCTGCTTTTCTGCGTCTCGTTGCTCTTCGTCGTAACTGGTCTTCGTATAATACGTGGGGGTATCGCATGAGTGTTACCGGCTGGCTTCAAGGTTTGTGGGATGGTCTTCGTGAAACTTTTTCTTTACTCAAGGGTTGGTCCGGACCTCTGCTTTCCGTCTTCGCAGTTGCTACATCCTTCTTGACTTGGCCCGTCACCATGATGTCGTGGGCGGTCTCCAAAGTTGTCACGGGGTTGGCGTCTCTCCTGCTTCCGTCTGGTTTTGTTACTTCTTGGAACTCCGCGGTCGATGTTGTGGGAAATACTCTTTCCTTCGCCAACTCTTTCCTGCCTGTCACTGAAACACTCACGATGGGTGCTGCTCTCTTTGGTCTTTGGGCAGCTTGTGCAACCTATCGTCTTGTCAAGTCGTGGATCCCCACCGTGTCATGAAAGAATTTTTCCTACTGGTATCTTTATTTTTGGCGTTGTTGTTGGTTTTCGCTTTTCGGGACTGATTGTGATTGAATGCTACGAGGGACGTCTTGGCGGTGGGAAGACCTACACGGCAGTCACTCGGATGGTGGATGCATGGGTCGCCGGCGCCACGGTTTGTACGAATGTCGCCGTCCGCTGGCCTGCTGTCAAAGAGTACGTTCAGCGTCACTGGAAATTGCTGCTCGATGATCGGCAGTTCATCTTTCTCGAAGACTCCCAGATTCCCAAATTCCACCTTCACACTCCTTCAAACTGCCTCATCGTCCTCGATGAGGCTCACCTTTGGTTCAATGCTCGTGATTGGTCTCAGTCCGACCGTGACCTTCTCGCCTTCCTCACCCAATCCCGAAAATATCAAACAGATGTCATCTTCATTTCGCAGGCCGCGGCCAACATGGATAAACAGTTCATGCGACTCGTTCAGTTTATTTGGCGATTCCGTGACATGTCCCAGTGGACGATCCCCGGTCTCGGTCTTCGTTGGCCGCTCCAGCAGATCATGGCCATCCGCTTGGACTACGATGGCAGGACTGTTTTAGAGAGACGTTTTTTTTGGAAATCGAAAGAGATCTTCGCGCTCTATGACACTAACGCTGTTTACAAAACTTCGTTCAAGCGCCTTACGCTCGACTCCCGCGGCGCGCCCGTTTCAGTTCGATCCACTCTGCGTCAACGTTTGTTGCGGGGGTGGGTTTTAGTTCGCAAAAAAGTCAAAGGATGGTCTCCAATGAAAGTCACTCTCTTTTCGTTGATTTTGGTCGCCGGCCTTTTGGCTGGCGGTTGGTTTGGCCATAGAGTTTGGAAAGCCTATCATGGGGCTGGGTTGGCCGCCCTTACCGGTACTCCAATTCGTCCTGCGGTATCTTCCACGAATGTTGCTGTGTCGGCAGTCACCTCTTCTGGTTCGGTCTCTTTCGCTACTGCAGATCTTTCACCGGTTCGCTGCTGTGGTTTTGTCTCTCTTCCAGACGGGACCTTCGCAATCATCGTTGGCGACCGGCTTTTGACCGTCGGTGACACTTTCGACCGCGCTCGGCTTTTGGGTGTTCAGCGCCATTCAGCTGCCTTCTTTCGAGCTGGCAAAGTCTTTATTCTTCACACGGGCGATGTTTGGCCGTCGGTTGGCCGTTCATCACTGATTGCCGCGGCCGGAGATCTGGCTCTTGGCGCTAGCCGTTGACCGCCGCGGCCGGAGATCTGGCGTTGGCCGTCGTTGGTGACCGTCCGCCGTCCGCCGCCCGCTGCTGGCCGCTGGTCGCTGGTCGTCGCCTGATCTTCTCACCTTCCCAACCCGGCCAAGACGGCCCGGCTCCGATGAACGTGATGATCAGCCTGCGGGATGGACTCCTCCGCGGGACCTCTGGTCGCAGCAGCGACGCGCGGTGACGGCTCGGCTCGGTTGACGGGTGGATCAGCTGGCGCGGGTGACTCCGCCTCGGGACCTCCTTCACCTTCCCAACCCGGCCAAGACGGCCCGGCTCCGATGAACGTGATGATCAGCTTGCGGGATGGACTCCTCTGCGGGACCTCTGGTCGCAGCAGCGACGCTCGGTGACGGCCCGCTTCAGTTGACGGGTGGATCAGCTGGCGCGGGTGACTCCGTCTCGGCACTTCCTTCACTTTCTCAATCTGCCGCTGTTCCTTCTGGCGATCTCCGCGCTTCATCATAAAAAAAATCGTCATTTTGTGCTGAACATGTTGGCTTTTTTGTTCCTCCTAATATTTTTTTGTTGCTTGTTGTCTTCATCTTTGTATTCTTTCCCACCGATGAAATTCGGATTCGGAGAAACGGTCGTTCAGCGCAGTTCAACCGGGGTCCTGTCATGAGTTGTCGGCGTTACTGTGCTGCTGAATTCAACCTCATGGCCCTTCGTGGCTCAACTTCTCGTCTCTTCATGTGGACATTCACTTTCCCTTACTTCGCTTCTCCTGAAGCTTCACGCGAAATGGTTCGCCGCCTTATTCAGCATCTTCGCCGCAAGGGTGCTTCTGGAGTTCGAGTCTATGAGCAACATAAGAGCGGGTCACTTCACATTCATCTTGTCATTGACAAGTACTTTCACGTGAACCCGGTTCGCCATTATTGGCAGTCTCTTGGCGGCGGTCGCATTCACTGTAAATTTCTTTCGCCCTCTGACGCCGGTCAATACATTACGAAAGAGCTTTCGAAAACTTCCCAACGCTTCTCTTTCAAAAAGGGCACTCGAGTTTACGCAACTTTTGGTGATATTTGGAAGACTATCGGCAAAACTCTCGTCAACATGGTTCGGTTTGAGTCTGTTGATTTTTGTCGCTTCATGTTGGATCGCGGTGAACGGTACACCGCCGTCAAAACTTTTGCTTTTGGTCTTGAATACTTTGGCGTGGGGTACGCCTCAACAAGCGAAATGATCGCAGCCCCGTAAATGAAAGGATGACAGACACCATGACTGACTCGAAAGTTCAACCCCGTGGCCTCGTGTGTGAGGCCATCTACGACGGCTCA